AGTGCAGGTAGAAAAGATGAAAAACTTAAAGGTTTGAAAAAAGAATCTAAAAAAGTTAAAGATTTATTGAAGGATAAAAAGAAATCACAGAAAGCAATTAAAAAGAGTTTAAAAAGTAAGAAAAAAGCTCTCAATGACATTAAAAAGAAAACATATAAGAAAAAGAAAGTTTCTAAAAAAGAAGCATCTGATTTCTTAAAAAACTTTAGCAAGGAGAAAAAATAATGGCACAAACTACAGGATATGTTATTAAAGCTACTGGAGAACCTTATAGTGGCCTAATTTTAGAGTATGGTGGTAGATTAGTTACAACTCAAACAGGAACTTATGAAGGATATTTTTCTAAAACTTTGACTATTGCACCACAATCAATGAATGGTTCAGCTAATGGTAACGGACAAACTCCTCCACCTGGTAACGGACAAACTCCTCCACCTGGTGCGAATGGTGGTAATGGTGGTATGAATGGTAATGGTGGAATTATAATTGATGATCCAGGAGCTAATAACCAACAACAAAATCAAGGTGGTGGAGGTTATTAATGAAAAATTTATTATTAATACTATTATTATCTTTTTCATTCACACAAACACAAGACCCTAATTTAACTGAAGAAGCGGGTATATCTTGTCCTCCTGTATGTGAGGGAACTTGTTTATCAGAAGAAGAAACAAAAGGTTTGTTTGATAACATTAAAGAACTACAATTTGATTTAGAAAAGTCTATTAAAATTCAAGAAAATCTCAAATTTCAAATTGAAGATTGTGACCAAATTATAATGGATTATGATGAAGGAATGAGACTTTGTGAAAAACAAATTACAATCAAAGAAGATATGATTAAAACAATAAAACCAAAATGGTATGAAAATAAATATCTTTGGTTCTTTGGTGGTGTCTTCTTTACATCTGGTACTGTTTATTTAGCGGGACAACTAAAATAAAATGAGTAAAGACCTAAAACAGATAATAAAAAGAGAATATCTAAAATGTGTTGAAAATCCTGTACACTTTATGAGAAAATACTGCACAATTCAACATCCTAAAAAAGGGAAAATGAAATTTGATTTATATGATTTTCAAGAAAAATGTTTAACACAATTTAAAGACAATCGGTATAATATAATTCTTAAATCTCGTCAGTTAGGTATATCTACATTATCTGCTGGTTATGCATTATGGATGATGTTATTTCATAATGATAAAAATATTCTTGTTATTGCTACTGGTAAAGATACTGCAAAAAACCTTGTTACAAAGGTAAGAGTTATGTATGATGGTTTACCAAGTTGGTTAAAAACAGGAACAGAGGAGATAAATAAACTCTCATTAAGATTTACAAATGGTTCTCAAATAAAAGCAATCGCTTCAAATGAATCAGCTGGTCGTTCTGAAGCACTATCATTGTTGATTATTGATGAGGCAGCATTTATTGATAAAATTGGTGAAATATGGACAGCTGCTCAACAAACACTAGCTACTGGTGGTGATTCAATTGTTCTTTCTACACCTAATGGTGTGGGTAATTGGTTTCATCAACAATGGGTTGGTGCTGAAGATGGTACAAACGAGTTCAATACAATTAAACTTCATTGGACAAATCATCCCGATAGAGATGAAACTTGGAGAAAAGAACAAGATAAGATTTTAGGCCCCTCACAAGCAGCTCAAGAATGTGATGCTGACTTCCTTACTTCTGGACAATCAGTGGTTGATCCCAAAATATTAACTTGGTATAAAGATACTATGGTAGAATCACCTGTTGAAGAATTAGGTGTTGATAGAGGTTTATGGGTATTCAGACAACCTGATTATTCTAAACAATATATAGTAGTTGCTGATGTGGCTCGTGGTGATGGAGCTGATTATTCAGCTTGTCAAGTATTTGAAGTTGAAGATATGGAACAGGTTGCAGAATATAAAGGACAATTGGGAACTACAGATTATGGAAACTTCTTAATTGAAGTTGCAACAAAATATAATGATGCGTTATTAGTAGTTGAGAACAACAATATTGGTTGGGCTACAATACAAACCATTATAGACAGAAATTATAAAAATTTATTTTATCAATCGAAAGATTTACAAGTCGTTGATGTTGAACATAATGTAAATAATAAATATAGAGCACAAGATAGAAGTATGGTACCTGGTTTTTCAACAACAATGAAAACAAGACCACTTATTGTAGCAAAAATGGAAGAATATACAAGAGAAAAATTAGTAAAATTACATTCCAATAGACTTATAGATGAATTATTTGTATTTATTTATAAGACTGGAATTACAAATGCAAAAGCAGAAGCTATGGAGGGTTATAACGATGACTTGGTTATGTCTTATTCAATAGCTCTTTGGGTTAGAGATACCGCATTAAGAATACAAACAGAAAAACAAGACCAACAATGGGCTATGATGGATTCCATATTAAAAAGTAATGGAAATAAACCTGATATGTCAGTAGGTTTTGGAAAAGGTAAGACTGGACAACCTAAACAAAATCCATATGAAATGGAAATAGGTGGTGAAAAAGAAGATTTAACTTGGTTAATTAAATAAAAGAGGTAAAAATGGCAGAACAAGAAAACATATTAACGAGATTGGGAAAATTACTTCAATCTAGTATTGTTGTAAGAAAAACAGATGATGGGCAATTAAAAGTAAAAGATGTTGATTTTAAACAAACAGCTTTAACATCTAACTTTATTGATAGATATAATCGTTTAATGGGTGGTTCAAGTTGGGCACAAAAATATGCGGCTGCTCAAAATAGGAGTGCATACGATATAGCTCGTAAAGAACTATTTAGAGATTACGAACTTATGGACGCAGACCCAATTATATCATCCGCGTTAGATATATATTCTGATGAATCAACAGTTGATAATGTTGAGAATGAAGTATTAAAAATTAAAACAGATAATCAAGAAGTAGCTAAAATACTTAATAACTTATTTTATGATATTATGAATATTGAGTTTAATTTGTGGTCTTGGATTAGAAATCTTACAAAATATGGTGATTTTTTCTTAGAATTAGATATATTAGATAAATATGGTATTGTTAATGTGAAACCGGTTTCAGGTTATGAAATTAAAAGATTAGAAGATCATGACCCTGAAAATCCAAAATTAGTACAATTTCAAATTGAAGGACCTGAATCTATGAATAGACCAGGAGCTGTAGATGATAAAATACTAGAAAATTATGAAGTAGCTCACTTTAGATTACTTTCAGACTCTAACTACTTACCTTATGGTAAATCAATGTTAGAGGGTGCGAGGAGAGTGTGGAAACAATTGACTCTTATGGAAGATGCTATGTTGATTCATAGAATGATGAGAGCACCAGAGAAAAGAATATTTAAAGTTGATATTGGAAACATACCTCCTACAGAAGTTGATAACTTTATGCAACAAATTATTAACAAAATGAAAAAAGTTCCTGTTATCGACCAAAATACAGGTGATTATAATTTAAGATATAACATTGAATCAGTAACAGAGGATTACTACTTACCTGTTCGTGGTAGTGATAGCGGAACAAATATAGAATCATTACCAGGACTTACAAACGATGGTGCTATTGATGATATAGAGTATTTAAGAAATAAATTACACGCTGCTCTTAAAGTTCCAAAAGCATTTCTTGGATATGAAGAGAATGTTGGTTCAAAAGCTACATTGGCTGCTGAAGATGTAAGATTTGCTAGAACAATTGAAAGAATACAAAAAATCATTTGTGCTGAACTTGAGAAAATTGCTATTGTTCATTTATACACACAAGGATTTGAAGATGCAGAATTGATTAATTTTGAATTAGAATTAACAAATCCATCAATGATACATCAACAAGAAAAACTTGAGTTATTGACTCAACAGGTAGAAGTTGCTAACAATATAATAGAAAATAAAATTATGTCTCGTGAATGGATATATGATAATATATTTGATTTAAATGACCAAGATAAGAGCAAAATATTTCAAGGTATCGTTGAGGATACTAAACAAAAATTCAGATTTGAACAAATTGAAACAGAAGGTAATGATCCTGTTGAAACTGGTGAAAAAGCTGATAGTGAACAAGATTTAGAAATGGCTAGAAAAGGTGATTGGGGTGGTGATAGAAGGACTGGTGACGGTGAATTAGATGTAGATACTGGATTTGATTCTCAAGATTTAAAAGATGCAACAAAGTATAAAAAAGAACGATATGGTAAACGGGAGTTCAAAGGTGGTTCTCCACTTTATGTTGGAAAGGGTGGAACGATTGTTGCACGAGAAGGATTATTATCATCTTTAAAGAAAAAATTTGGAAATAACATAAAAGACAAAAGTATTTTGAGTGAAAAAGTAATTTTAGACGAAGAAAACTCGTGATTAATTAAAAATATTTATATTTATATATGAAAAATACTATATAGTCAAAAACCCTGAAACGGAGATGTATGTATGCGTAAAGTCAAACATAATAAGATCCGCAATACTGGTCTATTGTATGAATTTTTGCTTAGACAAGTAACTTTAGATGTCTTAAATGACAATAATAGTAAAGCGGTAAAAATAATAAAAAAGAGATTTAATGAAAATACAGAATTAGGAAAAGAGTTAGCTCTTTATAATGTTGTATTAAATAAAAAATTCAGTTCAGATAAAAAAGCTGAATATTTTATCAATGAAGTTGTTGATTGTTTTAGACAGTTAAATAAATCCGCTTTGAAAAGGGAAAGATATAATTTAATTAAAGAAATTAAAAATAATTATAATCTACAAAAATTTATGTCTTCAAAAGTTCCAAATTATAAAGTTAACGCATCCATATATAAACTATTTGAGTATTCTACAACTATGTCTCCAGAACAAAAAACAGAATCATTTTTTAATTTAGTTGAACATGTAACAACTGATGATAAAAGTATTAAATTATCAGAAACTATGAAAAAAATGCCTGATGATGAGGATTTAAGAATATTAACTTACAAAACTCTTTTAGAAAAGTTTAATCAAAAATATTCTAAATTAAACTTATCTCAGAAAAATTTATTAAGAGCTTATATTAATAATGTTTCTAATACAAGTTCTCTTAAAGAATATATACAAAAACAAGTTCCTATGATAAAGCAGGGATTAAAAAAATATTCAAAAAATTTAACAGATGATGTGGTTAAAATTAAATTAAAAGAATCTATTAAATCAATAGATAAGTTTTGTAAATTAACTGAATCAAATATAGTAAAAGATTCTACCGTAGTTCAAACAATGAGATATTTAGAACTCTTAAAGGAGTTAAAGAAAAGTGGAAGTAAGAACAAGAAAGTTATTTAAAGAGTTAGTAAAAAAACTAACACTTGAACTTTTAGATGAAGAAAATTTAGAAGAGATTACCACAACAGCTGGTGCACCTGGATATATGACACCATTTGCATTTAAGGGTAAGAAAAAAAAGAAAAAAAAGGTAGATGAAGCTATTGATGATAAAGATTTAAAACAAATAACAAAATTAATTAGAGCTGTCGTTGCTGATATATTAAGAGATATATGGCTTAAACGGGCTGCTTGGAAATAGGGAGAAAATAAATGGCTCAGGACACTGTAAATATGGGTTATAGGCAAAAAATTGGAAATCCGACAAAACAAGTACCTGGAGTTCCACCAGATAATTTTTATGAGAGAAGTAAGACACCACAACCATATTTGTTTAGTAAAACTCCAAACGCTGTAGTAGTTGGTACTTTAAACAACCATATCGGATTTTTCTTCGGAAGTTCAGCATCATTTGCTACAACTGCTACTACTGAAGGTCCAAATTCAGCTACCGGTTCATTAACAGGTTCTCAGCACTATACTAATTTTGGAAAACCTGCTGCTGGTACTATGTTAAATATCCATCCAACTGCTTGGAGTGGAAGTTCAGCTGATGCTGGTAATGTTGTGTTTGTTTATAGTAGTGGTTTACAAACTGGCCCTTATTAAGGAGGAAAATAAAATGTCAAAACAGATTATAGTAGATTATATACCATTTGAAATATCAAGAGAACAAATAAATGAATCTATTAAAGAAAATAATGGTAGATTAGTTGTTAAAGGTGTTTTACAGAGAGCTGAAGCTAAGAATCAAAATGGTAGAGTATATCCAAGAGAAACTCTGATGAGAGAAGCTAAAAAGTATGCAGAGATACAAATTGCTGAACGAAGAGCTCTTGGTGAACTTGACCATCCTGATTCTTCTGTTGTAAATCTTAATAATGCTTCACATAATATATTAGAAATGCATTGGAAAGGTGATGATTTACTTGGAACTGTTGAAGTATTGGGAACACCAGCTGGAAACATCCTAAAGGAATTATTTAAAAGCGGTATCAAGTTAGGTATTTCATCAAGAGGACTTGGTTCGGTTAAAGAGATACATGAAGATAATGGTGAAGATACTGTTGAAGTGCAACCAGACTTTGAACTTATTGCATTTGATTTCGTATCAAACCCATCCACACATGGAGCATTCTTATCACCAACAAATGAAGGTAAATTACATGAAGGTGTTGGAACAAGAGATGGGGTGTGTTGTCACGATTGTAAAATTGAAAACATAATCAACGATATATTCAGAGGAGAATAAAGTGGATTATAAGAAAATGATGGGATATGGTGATAAAAAGAAAATTACCAAAAAACAATCAAAACCTAAAGTTAATAAAGTTCTTCAAAATATTAAAGAGGAATTTAATCTAAACGAAGGCCCAGCTTTTGAATATAAAAAACACGCTAAAAACATAGATAAATCATTAAAAGGATTACAAAAGTCTTATTTGGATTTTTATGAGTTATTAAGAAAAAAAGGTTTAGATAATGAAGCTTCAGATTTCCTTGATAACTATAAAAAGAATATAGTTGATTTTACAAAAAAATATAAAAAAGATTTTAGAAAGTTAATGTAGTGCCGTTCAAATCCGAAAAACAACGGAAATGGATGTGGGCAAATGATCCCGAGATGGCCAAGAAGTGGGAAAAAAAAGAGAAAAAAATGAAAAGAGAAACAAGAGTTAGAGAATTAATTAGAAAAGCGGTTCGTGAAATTATGGC